GGTCAACTGCACCGTCTCCTGCATCATCGTAAGATGCAGTAATGTTTGTATGTGAACCGTTGGTTACTAATTGACCACCAACTATATCTTGAATCTCTTCTTCTGTCTTACCAGTTGATGAAATCGTGATAGTATCGTTTGTATCATCATAGGTTACTGTGGTTGAACCTGAACCCTGAATAATACCACCGATTTTGTCTGCGATTGCTTCTTGAACGGCAGCACCAACACCACTTGCAGTGATGTTACCTGAACTATCGATAACCTCTACGTTACCAACGGTCAGACCATTCTTGATTATAAAATTCTTTTCCCCTGCCATTAGATACTACCCCCATCAACTGTTGGTAATGAAAGTTCACCAGTAGATGAATTATAACTTAAATTTGATTCTCCAGTAGCAAGTGATATAGAACCTCTTGCTCTTGTGTTTGAAAAGTATTGATTCGTGGAACCTTCTGAAAGACTATCTGTGTCTAATTCTGATAATGCAGTTGCCTGTAGTTTACCTGAACTATTGATAACCTCTGTAGAACCCACTGTCAATCCGTACTCTATAACAAATGTATTCTGTGTTGCCATGTTTTGTGTGTCCTATAAAACTTAAAAGTGTGGTTTAACACTTGTATTTATGAGTTTGTGATGTTTAAACTACACCCCAATTTCAATTTTTTTAAACTTTATTGCAGTAGAGTTTGTAGAAGCAGGTGTAATTCTTAATCTCACATCCCCACCACTGATATCAACACCAAAAGATACTAATTCACTCGTGGTTCCTGCAAGTACAGTACCGAATTGAGAGAAATATGCATTTGTACCATCGTGTAGTACATGTATCTCAGTCATTTCGTAATCACCTGCAGTACTATCTGAAATTGATATAGTATATTTAACGGATCGATACGTTGAAGAAGACCATGTATCTAAATTTGTTTCAGAAGTTGATGTAGTTGTTACACTACCTTCACTAAGTCCACTTCCTGCATCTTGAAATGTTAATGTTCCACTGCCATTGGTTGTAAGAACCTGTCCGCTTGTTCCGTCTGATGTTGGGTATGATATACTTGCACCAGTGATACTGTTTGATACATTGAGTGTCGTTGCAGTTAAATCACCAACTTCTAGTGCTGCCTTTGCATATCCTGAACCTGTAGTGTCTACCGTTGTTCCTGGCTCGACTTCTAGACCATCAAAGAGTTTCCATGTGGAATCTGATGCATCTCTGAATAGACCTGTATACTCACTTGCATCATCTGATAAACCATCATCATAGTTACCATAGAAACCAATATCTATAGTGTCACTAGAAGTGTTCTGATTTGCAAGTTCTAATAAACTGTCTTCAACTGATGTGGTAGTAGAGTTAATGGTAATTGTCGTACCATTAACCGTTAAGTTTCCTGTAATTGTTGCGTTTCCATCAACACTCAAGTCACCGTTAGTTGCAAGTCCCAAGTCTGCAATAAGTTTATGTTTCGTTGCCATTATACTATTTAGTCATTTTTACCGTGCATATAAAAGAAGGGGGACATAAAGTCCCCCATCTAGATTGCATTTTTTGATTTTATGCTTCGACTACTGTTCTATCGAATTTAATCACTGTAGAACTTGTGGATGCAGGTGTCACGAGCAGTCTTACGTCTGATCCTGAAATGTCTGCATCAAAGGTTGCTAACGAGTGTGATTTAAGTGTGCCATATTGTGTCATTGTTACACTACTTCCATCGTGAACTAACACGATTTCAGTTGAGTGATACTTTGATCCTTCAGACATTGCAACGATATATCGTCCAGCTCTGTAATCTGATTTTGCAAAAGTATCAAGAGCAAATTCGTCAGTAGAGGTTTTTGTTGCATTACCCCTCTTTTTGTTTTTGTCTTGAGTTACCTTATCAGTTACAATCTCGTCTGTATCAGCATCATATCGAAGGTGTCTAATCAATTCTGCAATTTCAAATGCTTTTGTCTTTGCCATTATTCATCTCCTCCTATGAATGCCTAATTTGGAAAGTATCAACTGTAGTGTCAGTGTTTGCAGGTGTAATGAGAAGTCTCATGTTACCTGAATTCACATCTGAACTAAGTGAGAACAATGATGATGATGAATACACGTCACCGTATTGGATGAAATATGCATTCGTACCATCGTTAATCAACAATACTTCTGCAGCATGTGTTCCTGCAGAGGCGTGAGTTGCATTTATAACATACTTAATCGCTTTGTTTGCGACTCCATTGGATGATAAAACTTGGTCAGCAGTTGTTGCACTGAAAGTGTTAGCCGTATAATAACCTTGCACAAGATTTTGTGTGTCGGTTATTGCAACGACTTCAACTGTATCACCATTTACAGCATTTTCTGCAAGGGTTATTACGGTTGATGAAGTTGCAGTATAGTCTGAACCACTTATTAACTTAACACCATTAATAAAAACTTGTTCAGAACCTACTTGGTACTGAAGTGTGTTTGAATTATCATCTGCACCACTGATACCTGTACCAGTAGATGTGATTGAATAGGTGAAAGTTTCAATTCCTGATGAAGGAAGTGCAGTGAAACTTAACTGTCCTGAACCATCAGTTGTTAATGCTTCGTTAGAGTTACCATCACTTGTTGGAAAAGAGTACGCATCGTTAACAGTAAGAGTTGCAGGATTTGAACCAACTTCTACAATAGAAGCTGTTCCATTATCTGCCTCAGTATAGACCCTACCATGATATGTATTAATCGCTAATTCACCGAGTGATAAATCACCAGTGGTCGGCGAAGAACCTTGAGTCGAACTTCTCTTAAATTGAATTACTGTTGCCATTTGCTACTCCTATAAACGATTAATTATTGTTAGAATGAACCACCGTCTATGTTGGAGATAGAAACTTCACCAGCACCAGTTACTGAGAACTCTGAAGAAGCAAATGATGCCACACCAACTTGTGATGTAGAAGCAATCGCATTTTCAATAGTTATAGAACCGTCTGCGTTGGTGATTGTTACACCGTTAGAGCCTGCAGTTAGAGCTGCAAGTTCCATGTCTCCGTTAGAACCGTTACCAATTAATAATTGACCTGCAGTTGGAGCTGCACCATCGACTGAAGTAATTGAACCTGATAATGCAAGACCTGTTGCTTCTAATCCACCAAATACTGCATCCATTGCTGTACCTGTGAATACTGAAGAACTGTCTGTTGCATCATGTAATGCTACGAACTTCTCATTAGATTCGTCCATACCGAAGAAACCTACTTTAGCAGATCCATCGTTATATTTGAATTTAATACCTCTATCGAGGTTGTCGTCTGCAGAATCGTCACCAATTTCAAATACAGGGTCTGCAATTGATACTGTTGTTGAGTCTACAGTTGTGGTTGTTCCTGAAACTGTTAAGTTTCCTGTAACTGTTAGGTCATTTCCTACTGTTACGTCATTAGGTAAACCGATTGTTATTGTTTGTCCTGAAGCAGATGTTTCAATCTCATTAGATGTACCAGCAATCGTTAATGATTGTGAATCTAAATCAATTGCACCTGTTCCTGAATCACCAGCAACGTCTAAATCTTGAGCAGTTACTTGTGAATCAACGTATGCTTTAACAGATTGTTGTGAAGGGACTTTGACATCTGAATCAGAGTTCATGTCATCTTCGTCAACTAAGAAGTCAATCATACCGACTTCAACTGCGTTAGAAGCGATTGTGACTGCACCATTAGATGCAAGTGTCACGTCTCCACTTAGTGTTACGTTGTCAAATGAATCTGAACCGTCATGAACAAGGATTTGTCCTGATGATGGAGTAGAGATATCTGAGTCAGATGCACCTGCAAGTGTTGATGTTGTTGAAAGGAAAGATAGGTTACCTGAACCGTCTGTTCCTAATACTTGGTTTGCACTACCATCTGATGCTGGAAGTACAAAAGTTAAGTCTGAAGCGACTGAGTCTGGCGACTTAAGTGCAACGAAGTGAACACCATTGTCCGAATCTTCGTAAAACTTTACAGAACCACCTGATGTTGAACCGTTACCGACTTTGAAATCTGCTGGTGTAGCAGATGAACCATCAATAATATCGGTATAGAACTTACCACCAATCGCATGGATTAATGGAGTACTATTGTCGGAGTCAACTGATTCTATGAAAAGTTTTGCACCAGCACCACTGTTACTTCTGTCCTGAATATACGCCAATTCTCCTTCTGAAAGGTCTGACGTAGTAGGTGCAGAAACCCCAGTACTTCTTTTAATTTGAATTACTGTTGCCATTTTATTTCTCCTAAAATGTGTTTAATTTAAATAAGCTTATTCTAGTTCACATATCCCTAGAAGACCATTATATACCTGTCCACTCACCATGTGGGTCGTGTCTCACTGAATGACACCTTGATTTGTACTAGTATTTATAACATCTTTAACCTCTAACGAGGTCTAAAGTGCAACAATGTAGTCCACCTGATAACTCACGTGTGTATCTTAGAGGTACAGGTATACAATTAAATCCTTTCTTACCCAATTTATCCATTAATTTTACTTGACTTTCATTCACAAACAGTGTATTATGATTAAGAGAAAGAGTATTCATACCAATCATTTTTCCTGCTATCTTGTCTTTAATGACAGGTCTCTCCTCTACGATATCCTCATCATGTATCCAAATAATGTCCCAATCTTTAAAAAATACTGGTACATTGTCTTTGTTGACTCTGTTAGCATTAATCATAACTGTACCCTCTGATATGGGAACAATAGTTGTGTCTATGTGTGATATGTTATCTCTTAGAGAAATGTAATCAATATTTTTATTAGGAAATTGTTTTTCTAACCACAATCTTCCATATCGATTTGCAGTTTCGTTTGTTGCAATGAGTAGATTATCTCCCAGTCTACAGATATTTGCACCATCAAAAATAATATCAAATTCTGAATTCCAAGAAGGTTTGGGGCCTGATATCCATGTGTATCCTTCAGACCATTTTTCAAAAAATATTTTTTTAAGTGTAGATAGATTTCCGTACTCTTTTTCATATCGCATAGACCCTTCAACTATAACATCATCTATGACGACAGCACAATCCCTAACATTATAACACATTCCATTAGGTCTGTAAACCTTTACATTATTGGATTCTAGAATATTAACAAATTTGTTAAGTCCTTCTTCTGCCTCAACAAATATATCGTATATGAATTCAGTAGTATGATACTCTGAATAATTGTCTTGTTTTTGAAATCCTTTGAGTGTCCCTACAACAATCTCACGTAGTGGAGACCACTCGTCACGTGAACATAACATAAATTTTTTAAATTATCTAAAAAGTTCCACCATCTAAAACATTAGAGGTTTCCCACTTGTCTGTAGTAGCGTTATACTTCAATACACCTTCATCTGTTTCAATTACGTTAACATCTGCAAGTTCGTTAATAGATTTTGCAGACAAGTTTACATTAGTTGATGAGTTACCAACTGCAACCTGTTTTGCACGAATTGTATTGTTTGTTAATACTCTTGCTTTAATATTTCCTGCCATTTTATTACCTCGTTACGCCTGGTGTGACAATTGCTTGTCCTTCTATAACACGAGTTTTCTGACCAGCACTGCTTTCAATATTTAGGTCATACACGTATCTTCCACCTTCCAGTCCTGCAGTTACAGTATCGGTTAACGAGATAGTCACCTGTCCTGCTAATTCTGCAATAGACGTATCAAAGGTTGCAGCAACTGTAGATGAGGTATAAGTTCTTCTCACTTGTGCAGTTGCAGTGTAACCACTTAATTCTAAAACTTCCCCTGCAGAATCTGTAACGTCTACAGTAATGGAAAAATCAGTACCTTGGTCTATGTATATGTTTGCAATTATCGCCATAATACTATTTATACACTCGTGTTACTTGGATTCTTAGAGAATCTTGCAGTAGGAACGGACTGGTGAATTTTTTCTAATGTTCCACCATCGTTTACATATACTTCATCAAGTTTTCTAAGTGTTCCACTATCATTCACAAAAACACCTTTAACCTTTGCAACTGGCCCAACGGTTCTTGTAGTTGGGTAGGATACTTGATAGGTAAATGGTGACCTTATAGTATAAGGAATCTGATATGCAACTTGATAGGTAAATGGTGTTTGACTATTTGCAATATACGGACTCTGTGCATTTACAGGGTTTCTATATGTAGAAGGTGACCTATGTTGATAGGTAAACGGATTCCTTGCATTTGCAATGTAAGGATATGCCTGTTGTGCAGACCTAATATTTGGTTCCTGTGCATTTGCAATGTACGGATAGGGTTGTTGAGCATTTGCAATGTACGGATAAGGTTGTTGATTGTTATACGTGAAAGGTGTTCTACCTTGTCTAGCATACGTTGCAGGTTGTCTGTTACTATAGGTAAATGGTGTTTGACCTTGACGTGCATAGGTAACAGGTTGTCTATTTTGATATGTAAACGGTTGTCTGTTCTGATAAGTAAATGGTTGTCTACTCTGATACGTAAACGGTGTTTGACCCTGTCTTGCATAGGTTACAGGTTGTCTTGCATTAGCAATATATGGACTTTGTGCATTCGCAATATAAGGATACGGTTGCTGTGCATTAGCAATATAAGGCGTTCTACCCTGCAATGCATAAGGTGTTTGACCTTGTGCAATATAAGGATACGGTTGTTGTGTGGTTTGCAACTCTGCCATTTTTAGTTCTCGTTAAACTGTCCTGTAGATGCAATCAGTTCTATTCCACCTGAAGTATAAGTTGTAATATAACTGTCACTACTTCCTGAAGGAGTTGCACGGACTGTAAATGTTACACCATATGTGCCACCAATACCAGTTTCAACCCTTGAAAAGGACGAACCATAGTTTGGATTAACCTTTGCCATCCAACCAAATGTTGTGAGTGAATAATATGTTCCTGAATTATACCCATCGGTAACTGGTGTGGGCCCAAATGCACCACTCATACAATTACCTGAACACGATTGCTGAGATACTGTATATTTACATTCAAATGTTGAAGAATCTGTTACTGGAGACTGATAATTAATTGAGTCGGTATACACTGTTGCCATTTGTGCTGAAGTACCAGCTTTCCAGCTAACATCGACTTGGTTATTTGTAGTGTCTAAACTAAACCCCATTGTTGCGAATGCTTCAGGGAATCCTGAAGAGTTAACACTTTGACGAGGAACCCATGGACTTGCACCTGATGGGCCCCAAGATTGGTCTAGAGGACTGATGCTTTGTGTTCCAGTTGCATTAAACGTATAAGGTGTCTGTGCAATATATGGGTAAGGTTGTTGATTACTATACGTAAATGGTGACCTACCCTGTCTTGCATAGGTAAACGGTTGTCTATGATTATAGGTAAACGGACTTTGATACGATGCAATGTACGGATACGGTTGTTGAGCGTTTGCAATATAAGGTGACTGAGCATTTGCAATGTATGGACTCTGACCATTTGCAATGTATGGACTCTGTTTGTTTGCTATGTACGGATAGGGTTGTTGAGCATTAGCAATGTATGGAGTCTGACTATTTGCGATATAAGGATACGGTTGTTGTGCATTTGCAACATATGGTGTTCTACCCTGTCTTGCATACGTGAAAGGAGTCTGTCCCTGACGTGCATACGTGAACGGAGAACGATAGTTATAGGTAAAAGGTGTTCTACCTTGGTTTTGGTATGTAAAGGGTTGCTGAGCGTTTCTTATAAATGGTGTCTGTGCATTTACAGGACTTCTGTAGGTAAACGGTTGTCTGTTTTGATACGTACTAGGTTGTCTTGCGTTTGCAGGAGTCTGTGCAGGAGTCTGTCTGACTTCTAGCGATTGAGCATTTCTTACAGATTGACCTTGGTACGGTTGTTGAAAACTCGACCCTGTGTTTATATAGATTTCATCAGCCATATCATATCACAAACCATAAATGACCAGTTGCAGTACTACCTACACCTGAAGGTGCAGTAGATGTGGTCTCATAATCTAAACTAATACTACCTGAACTGTAACTAACACCGTTACTACCACTTAAGTGTGCATCTACATCAGAGTCACCATATTGAGCAGCAGCAGAAAATGATAATGTTCCTGCATTATCATCATAAGTAACAGTTATGTTACTGTGAGTTGCACTTGTAATCATAGATGCAGCTGCATCTTGTGCTTGTTCATCTGTGTAGTTTGCAGGTGCATCACCTGCTTCCCAATCACCTGTTGAAACATTATAAATTAATAACTGACCGTTTGTTGCACCAGTGGTGTTAATGTCTGAAAGACTATTTACACTATGATTAGTAATGTCTGATACTTGACCAGTGACATCACCAACAAATGCAGTTGATGTAATAGAGGTTGCACCTGTAATAGCACCACCATCTAAAGTAAGTGTTCCGTTTGTTGCAGTGTCAAAAGTGAATGTTGTTCCACTTGCAAGTGTAAGGTCATCTTCACCATACACTCTTCCTGCAAATTGAATTGTATATCCTGTCTCTAGTGCAACGGTTTTATCAGCACCATCACCATTTAAAATAATACCGTTATCATTATTATTGTAAATAGTGTTTAATGCAGTTTCTGTAAAGTATGTTGAGGTTGCACCATCACCGACAACACCTAAGTATGAACCAGTGAATGCATAAACAGTAATCTTATCACCATTAGTTGCAGCAACAACTAAATCAATTCTATCTGCAAGACCATCTGACACAGGCCCAATAGAATAATCATCACCTTCAATTAAGTGTTGAGTGTTTTTAAAGACTTGAATTCTGTTAGGTTTAAAAGATAATGTATTGCTGAATGCATCAACACCTTCGTATCTTGAAAGTGTAGAACCATGTGTTCCAGCAGTATAGATAAACTCCTGAAAGAAGAACGACTTATCTTCGATACTATTAATTGCATCTACGATAGTACTTTGTTTTTCAGTTCTAAGACCTGACCTGTCACCAACGTCATTAGCGAGGTCATTATAATTACGTCTAAAATCTTCTAATGTACTGTGATTGTCTACTGTTCTAGCCACTTAATTTCCCCATGAGTTCAGTTAAGAGAGACTTAATTTCACCCATCTCTTCTTTTAATGTATTTATCTCGTTTACCTGATTCCTAAAAATCTCTTTTCTTTTCTTTGCAAGTCTCCACTGTTCAATATCAGTAGACACGATTGCTTGAGAACTATCGTCTCTATATAAATGTGTTGCACCTTCTACTTTAATATAATCAGACATTATGCAACTGCAATACATCTCAATGCAGATACCAATGGTACTGTTGATGTATTGTATCCTCTTCCTACAATCTTAATGATGAACCCACTAAATTCAGGTAGGTCATCTACACTGAATTCATACTCTTTAAAGTTTCTTGCATCTGCATCAATTACTGTATCAGGTGAACCATCACTGTTGAAGAATTCAAAACCGATATCATCGATTGCAGATTCTTCATCGTTTTTGATAATCTTATACATGACCTTAACGTCTGTCGTTGCAGGTCTAAAGATATCTGCAGTCACCCTTAATCCTGATGCAGGTGCTTTCAAGTTAACTTTCTTAGTGATGTAACACATTGCATTATCTTCACCTTCTGAATCGGTTGAGATTGAAATGGTTTCTGCATCACTTGAATTTAATCCGTTTAATCTGTTTGCAATTGCAATTGCACCCAATGAACTTAAGTCTACAACTGGTGAAAGGTTTGAATTACCTGACACTAATTGTAAAGCACATCTAAATGACCTGTTCGAAGACATCTCATTCTGTTCATTGATTCTTGATGCAACGACACTTGGATATGAGAAGAACACGTTATCGTTCAATGCGATAATCTCTCCAGCAGTTCTTCTATTATATACTGTACCGTTGATATAACCTTCAGGTGAATTCATAGGAGTACCAACTTTATGTACACTAATGAAACAATCTTCAGGTGTTACATTTGGAATAACAGTATGCAGTGTATCGTAGTAATAGTTACGTGTTGAGTATACCTCATCACCACCACCAACTGTCGAATCACTTGCAGAGTAATCTGACACAAAGTCATATCCTGAGATATCAGGAGTTACTCTAAATGTATCCATTGTAAATGTTGAACCAATCGAAGTGAATGTTTGATTGATTGCATCAATTGGAATACCACCAAGTGAATCACCAACTGTATCGATAGTTACGGTAAAACTAAAGGTTGAACCAATAGTACAAGTGATAATATCACCTGCAACATGTCCACTACCTGCTTGTAGTATTCTTGTTCTTGTAATGTCTGCAGTTCCTGAAAGTGTTTCCACTTTAATTTCAAATGCAATACCGTTTTCAGTTACATCACCACTACCATTAGTTGTAATCGTTACTGCATCTGAACCAACGGTTCCACCATGAACAATGTCATAGGTTCCATCTGAAGGTAGTGTACCACTATCTACTGCATTTTGTACCTCTAATACTGAACCAGTTCTATCACCAGTCACACCTGAAATGGTTACATTTGATGATGTATTGTACATACCGTGAGTATAGTTATATACTTTAACATATGTCTGACCTGAAACAGTTTCTATTGGGTTGTTCTGCAGTTTTGCATTCGGTAAATCTAAGTTTTCAAATTCAAGATATCCTGACACTGAAGTGTCAAACTTACATGCTCTCAAGTGGAACTTGAGGTCATCTTCTTGTGCAGCAGTCCAAGTCGAGTTGTTCTGTGACATGAATAATGAACCTGCATAAGGTTGTCCTGAAATTGTTTGTCCAGTTGCAAGGTCTGTTTCACCCATTCTTGAATGGAACACTTCGTATTCGTTAGAGTTTGAATATACCACAAACACATACTCTTGGTTTGTCTCTAAAAATACTGGTGATTCGAAAGTAAAAGTGGTTGCAGTTGAACCATCTTGTGAAAGGTTAATTTCACTTGGATTCTTAGTTACTGTTGAGAATGGAACCACGTTAGGGCCTGGATAACCATTCACCATTGTTCTTACTTGTACTGACACTGGTAAGTTTGCATCTCTTGTCTTAAAGAACAAGTCTATGGATGATAACATTACTCCACCTTTTGCATCAACCAAGAATGATTGTGCAAGTGGGTCTGACCATTCAAAAAATAAATCATTACCAATATCAAAGATTGGGAAATCAAAGTCAAACTCAAACGGCGGGCCAGGTGGCGGTGGAGGTGGTGGGTCTGATATAATGACTGGTGGTACCACAGGTGGTTCAGGTGGTAACACAGGTGGGTCAATAATAATAGGCGGTTCAGGTGGTTCATTAGGTTCACTAGGTGGTTGTGGTATTGCAGGTGCAGTAGTGTCAATATTTGTTGCATTGACAACCTCACCTCTAGTTGAGAAGTTTCTTTCTCCTGAAAGTCTTTCTGTTACCACTCTACCATTTCTAGTAGATACAATCTCAGTTTGGTTGGATTGTAATAAACCTTGTGCTTGATAGATACCTGTTCCTGCAGATGAAGGACTTCTCTCATTATACTTAGATGAGGTAAGTTTTAATTCTCTCTGACCTGTAGGGAATCTTTGTGTATTTGAATTAGGTAATTCAAAGTATGCACGAAGTCTACCGTTACCATCTGTCTTAACACCTTTTCCAAGTGTTGTAGAAGAACCATCTTGTGCATATGCACTACTGAATGGTCTTACATATGACCCCACTGGTACGTCATCAAAATAGACGTAATGCCATGTGTCAGGTTTTAAATTTGTTGCATCAATCTCAATAGTCTTTGCACGAATGAAAGGTATGATTGAAACTGATACGAGTCTGTCGTTTCTTGATTCTACAAAGTCTTCAACAACTGATGTAGTAACACCTGTTCTTGTTTGAATCTCAGGTGTTTCTGTAATCTCTCTTGATACTTGTAAGCCTGGAACCCATTCTCCACCTTGAGTTGGGTCTCCACTCCATGAACCGTTAGATGATGCAGTAACTTCTGTTGAAATAGTTTGAGGTTGACCAACCCATGTGGTCTGCCATGCATTCCAAACTGTACCTAATGAGTTTGTATTCTCAGCAAGAACTGCATCGAAATTACCTTCTCTGTTTACTCTAACTTCAGGTAATCTTTCTGAATCGTTCCACACGTCTGTTTCAGGTGTGAGTTTAACATCACCAATAAATGCAAAGACGTGATATGGGTTAACATTGATTGCACGTGATGCCTTGTCTTGATTTACAAATGTAACCTCAGAATAAGGAAGTGTCAATAAGTCACCAGTCTTCTTATAGTTCTGAGATGTTGCACTCTTAAATCCAATATCAAAGAATTGTGAATATGATTGTGGTCTTAATACACCAAGTTGTGAATCAACGGAGTTCTTGTAATCAGGATGGTTTACATCACCGACTCTGTGACCTCTAAAGTTGTCTACTAGGAAACCTGATTTGAATCTATCAAATCCATCTCCATCTAAAATTTGTTTTGTTTGAGTGTCTTTCTCAAGTAATGAAAGAGATGTTACTCTTTCTAAGTTAGTCACTCTCTGATTGATTTTACCAATATCTTTCATGGTAAATCTTCTATGGTCTTGTGACCTAACTCTAATGTTCTTTAAGTTTTTGGTAAACGGAGGAATTGTTAATTCAAACAATTCGATAGCACCATCAACACTCTTTGGTTTGGTTGGAGATAATGCAGGTTCACCTGAAGAGACTTGGAACTTACCTGACTTGTGTAGGAAGAGTTTATCAACTCTTCCAACATAGAATTCAATGTCACCTTGGACACTTGAACCTGTTACAGGAGTGCCAGGCAAACTAGGATTAGTATCATAGTTATAACCTGTGTTAGTTGTCTCTTTGTCTCTTGAAGATTTATAACTTCTACCTTTCTCATATGAGAATGGTGCATATTCAATTGCAGTACTGATATCAGATACTGAAGATAAATCAGGGTTTGCAGATAAATCTATATCATACAACTGACCAACAACTGGTCTGAAGTCTAAGGCATCTGATAATTCATAAGTACCGTCAGGTTCTAAACCACCCAAGTCTACTTTGTTTGCAGAGTAGACAGGAATGTCTTTATATGGTACACTATATGATGTGACATCAAAGAAGTCACCATCACCATGTGAGAATTGGTCAAAAACAATAAGAATCTGATTATTAGGTGCAGGTTCTGCTGGTTTTCTGACTAATTTACATATATCATAGTAACCATCTCTCTGACCATCATCAAAGAAATATCTTGATGTGATATTTGGTGAACCTTGTGATACGTCTGTAAGTGTTGCTTGTGCAAGTGAATCTTGACCAACAACAAACTCATTCTCTTGGAATCTACCTGATATCATATACCAGTACGATGTTCCACCTGAGTTATAGTCAATCAATACAGCACGTGCATTTGATGTTTGTCCAACAAGGACTTCATGAAGTTGGAATGTACCTACTTCACTTGAAAGTGATGCATTAGGTGTAACTGGAGTTCCTCCAACACCTTCATAGATTCCTCTAATTTTAAATACGTCTGCAATACCAAGAGAAATCTCTTTATCTCTAAATGATGAACCATACACTCCTGTGTATGAACCGTTTCTATCACCTGAGACTCGTAATGCACGTCCTTTGTTTAAATCTTTTGTTCTTGGATTTGGGTCTGCAATTAATACTGAGTATGTAACTCTTAAAACGACATCTTCGTTTGCAGCACCAAAACCTGTAAGTGTAATACTCTGACCATCACCATTTTGTGTAGGTGAAGTGTCTTCATAATCTTCTATGTTTAGTGTATCACCTGCAGAGAATGTTGGAGAAGCTGCAGAACTGACATCGATAACTGCAATTGAGAAGTTATCAGTGTTTTGGTCTTCAAATGTACCCTCTGTTTGTGCAATAGTAATATTACCTGATGCACCAATGGTTTGTACTGTTTGTCTTTTAACTTTTACTAAATCTGCAGTGTGGTCTTTAACCCAGTCTCTAGGCCATGAGAAGATGTTTACTGTTTGGTCTTGGTCAATAAGTTTTACACGTCTTCTTTCAACATTACCTTGATATGCATTAGTTGAAGGACTTGTAAGTGTTAAACTGATATCGTTTGTAATTGATGCAACAATAAGTTCTTGGCCACCAAGTGGGTTAACAATAATGTCACCCTCTTTAAGTTCTGATGCAAATAAAGTACCTACACCACTAACTGCAGTGCTTGATGCAGTGAATACTAGTGTACCTGTTAGAATTTTAACTGCATCTGTATTGATATCTGCAGTAAAGGTTTCCCTTGAACCATTTGTTGGTGCCTGTGTAATAGACCTTGTACGGTCAATGTTATAGTTTCTTGGTGTACCATCAATACTACATGCAAAGTTACCTGCACCCTCAGAAGAAAGTGAGTCATTTGATGAGAAGTTTCCTACTACATCATGAACATAAAGTGCATCTGAATTATTATCATACGCAACAATACCAGTAGCACCTGTTGCACTACCTGTTATCTTATCACCTGCTTGTGCAGTACCTGTATGAGATGTATACGGTAATTTGGAGAACATCTTAATGTCAAACATTGACAAATCATATTCTGAATTACTTGCATAGACACCACTTGTGTCTGAACCGTCATGCAATTCAATATCTCGTACTCTTGCATAACCGATAAAATCTTCAGAGTTTTCTGTTCCGTCTACTGCAACAACACTAGGCCATAACTTACAGAATTTGTAAGGAGTGATACCTGTACTGTTAACACCTTGAATTACTTCAGGTAATCCGTGTGCATTTGAAACTCTTAATTTATTACCTAAACGAATAGGTGATTTTGCATTTGATAACGACTTAGTTGAACGTGCCTTTGAGAAAGGAATTGTTGTAGTACCAGTTTTGTCAATTTCAAAACCTCTAACATATGCCTTACCAGGCGATACTTGCATTACAAACTTATCTTCTTTACCACCTGAACCTACAGGATAGAAACCTCTGTTGGTTGTGTCGTCTAAGTGTTCTCTTAATGATTGTGTAAATTGTCTAACTACAAAGTCACCATTTGCATCGTATGTTCTACGTGCAAGTGTCTTTTCAATGGTGTTGTAGATAGGATTGGAAATCTGTAACTCAATGATACCTTGATTAACTCTAATCAATTCAATAAAGTTTGCATCAGTTTGAGTGTCAATAGTGAACTTTGCAAGTGTTAGATTAACTTGGAATCTATCTGCACCTGCAGCGTTCTCGTTTGAAGACCCTTGTGCATTATCTTGTAATGATGAGTCTTCTGAATTAGAAATGAGTTTCTCTTCTATTTTTAGACCAATTCTATATGATGGTCTTGAACTATACTTTTCTAATAGTAAATGTTGTTTTGGAACCTTTACAAAGAAACCTCTTGTAAAGATAACACCTTCATCAATCTCTGCTCTTGAACCAACTCCGATTGAGTTGTTTGTTGATGGAAGGACTTTAAATTCGTTGTTGTTTGCAGATACAGCAGAGTATGCACCACCTGAATCTACAGTTACTTCCTGTAGTTCCTCACCTGCAGTGAATGTGTATTCGTTGTTTGTACCTGAAGTTAGATACTTAAAGAAGATAGTTAATTCGTCATCGGATGTTTTTGCAGAAGAATCTATAACCTTTGCAACAACACCTGAAGTTTTACCACGAATTAGTTTACCATGGAATGATTCTCTATATGTTTCGACAACGTCATCACCATTAGTATTTGGATTCTCAGTATCTACTTTTGCATAGTAAAGTTCTAAGTCAATACCTGACTGAACACCTGCAACAATAGAACCTTCTTTAAAGAAATGTCCACCAAGTCTTTCAACTTGGTTCTGAAGAATTGATTGTGACTGAGTTAACTCTCTTGCTTGTAGAGGTCTTCCTGCTCTGAAGAGAACCTTATGAAAGTTTTTATCTTCAGAGTAGTCATCGTAGTATGGTGATATATTTAAATCAGTTTTTTCTGGCATGTCCTATCTCTTTATTATATTTATTCGTCCCCATAAAGAGGACGAATGATTACATTTCAACAATCAGTTTGATATCTTCAATCTGATCAGCGGCACGTGTTACTGCACCTCTGTTTTCAATGTACATAATCTTCCCTGTAAATCTTTCTACTTCAGGGTGAGTTGTACTCACGGCACTTCCACCAGTTGTTGCAACCTGTACACCGTCAACATAGATAGTGTCACTATTTGCGAAGTCAACATATTGACCGCCTGAGTTTGCAACTGGAATGTGTGATACAACGTTAGTTGATGCATCAACTGATACTACTCTTGATACTGCAGCACTTGAACCGTTTGAGTTTGCATTCATGATTATATCATCAACACTAATGTTACCCACTGACGATACAGTGATTTCGTTGTATGCAGTAAGTGAATCACTTGTTGATACAGTTGTTGTACCTTTAGCAAATGGGTCTTGAATTAAACCAATTCGTCTAAAATCGTTATCTGTTGGGAAGTCACCTGAACCTTCGTTGAACTCAAGTCTTGAGTTAACGATAATATAGTTACCACCAAGTTCTTCAACTGGATTAGCACCATGTCCATATATGGGTGAAATAATTACTTTTGCAGTTGCGTTTGCACCTGAACCAATACCTGTGATTCCATTGATATCAATTGATGCACGTTTGTAACCTGAACCTGCAGTTGTTACAGTGATATGAGTTACAACATTACCTGAAACGTGAACTGTACATTCACCGTTTTGACCGTCTCCTAGGATTGCAACACCAGTGTAGTCGTTATCGTTATAACCTGACCCACCGTTTGTTACTTCAATGTGATGGACAGCACCATCAACTGCTTGGTTCTCAACATCCCATAGAGATGAACCGTCATCGGTGGCAGCAGTACCGATTCCTGTTTCACCATCTACTTCAGTTTGAGCACCTAATGTCTTAACTGGAATAAAATCGTTTGTTACGAATTTGATTGTATCGGATGCACCGATTGTGTACATATACTTCCATAGGTAACCTCTACCACCAGCTGCATTTGTATCAGATGTTTCAACTAATGCAGTAGGACTTGTACCTGTTGGTTTGACTGTTGATGCAATTACAGCACCACTTGAATCTCTACCAGTTCTAATACACTTGTAGACGTGATACTCATCAGTAATTACATAAAATCTTGAGTCATATAAGTTAGTTGCACCTGATGCTACTGCAGTATTTGAAGTTGAGATGTCATGTTGATACTCATCATATGATGTTGCACCTGTTGAATCATAGTTTCTTCTTACCAAACCATGTGTCACGTCAGAAGGTGCAACCTTCTTAAGTGCAATCATGTCTGCAAATGCATCTATCTCTTCACCAACTGCATTAGCAGGTGAAGGGGGTGAATTTTCATCAGTCCAATCGAATGAACGTCCTATAAAAATATACGTTGATGAAGCTGATTCATCAAAGTCTTCTTTGAATTGTCTCGCATTATGAGTACGAAACTTTTCGGTTATAATTGCTGCCATTTCTATCTCCTAAGATATTTATCTAACTATTTATATACTTATGCAGACTTTACATAAGTACTAAATGCAATATTTGTTCTTTTTCTTTCATGAAGAGGGTAATCAGGTATTACAGTATCAGGATAGTAATAACTAAAGTCTGATATTCGGATACCTTCTGATTTGGATTCTTCTTTTAGGAATGCACCTGTTCCATCTTCTAGTATAAAATCATCAGAGTCAGTCTCATCTTTTAAGTAATAAGCGATGTTATATGTCCTCTGACCTTGAATAGTATTTAGTGTACGGAATGTGTGTCCCAGTGGAACAAACGTACTGATATTATTCTCTGAAGACTGTTCGTGTACAAGTACACTGCCGTCTTCCATAATCATTCTATGATAATCTTCTGTATATATTTCATTATCAAATAAGTCAATTGACCTTTCTGAAACGAAGTACTCAAACTCTACTGGTTCTGTTGCAGATTCTAGTGTTGCAATGTCACCATCTTCCAGTAACATTCTGTCACCGTTACAATCTTTAACTATAGCATGTTCGTTTGGTTCAAATCTTAAATGATGAACATGTTCTTCCATCTCGATTCTACTACCATCCTCTAAGACTAGTACCTCATCTTCTTGTGTAAAGACTGAGAAAATTTTACCTTGGTCTGAAGGTCTTCTTTCAGGAACTGAAGCAAAAGAGTTGATAGGTGTTAAGTATTCATCATTATCATCTGCACGACATAAGTTCAAGACTGTCATTGCATCGTCAAGTCTTGGTGAATACTGTATAGGTGTATGTGCAAATGAGTTTATAACATTAACATTAAAGTGTCTGTTCTTATGAGAAGTGTCGTAGTACTCTGACCTTGCACCAAAGTCAATACCAGCTGGGTTTGTTACTGTTGATGCAATTAACACTCCACTGTTATCTACTGCAGGTATGTTATCTTCGAGTCCTGCATCTAACAATACAACCAGTGGGTCAGGTGAAGTGTCTTCCATACGGAAGTAATTGGTATCACCTAATCTCCAACCTGTTGTTTGTTCTTCTAATAATGGTTTGCCACCATCTTCAAATACGATATCTCCATGTGGGAAGAAGTCGTGTAACTCAATTTCTCTTGATGAATTGTAGAATGCATCAGGGATATTTGTTGTGTCTCTATCTAATAATAGATAATCATTTCTTGTATCAGGGATGTCTTCGATGTGGTCTGTATCATTGATGAGGATTCTACTTCCATCCTCATAAAGCAGTTGTCCCTCACCTGTATCACCGTGAATAATGATAGTAGGACGGAATATAACTTCAACGTTTAATGAGTTATCTACATCGTCTCTTGTTTCAATGTTAACGTTCTGCAATGAATCGTCTGCAGAAATGATACCTGCAGTTTCATCTGAAACCACAACGTTTTTAATTGCAACCTCACCAAAGAATATGTGACCTGCAGGGTGGAGTAAATCCTTAACAGCACTTCTCCACTTGTTAATTGACTCACCAATCTTGACAACATATGAGTGTGTCTGATAGAATAAACCATCGTGGATGTTTGATGCTGATGCATCAAGTGTACTCTTATCTCCTAAGAGTTGTTCTTCAATAAGACCTTCACCACCAAAGTTACCTCTACCATCAAATCTGTTATTTCTTAATACAACGAATGAATCTGTAAGATTGAAGTTAACAGTTTCTTCGTCTAAGAAGTCACCATTTAAATCAGTGTATATAAGGATATGTCTGTCTGCATCATAAGATACAACGGTTGCAGTTGTGCCTGATACTGCACCTGTTAATTCTATACCTGTTGTTAAATTTGTTGTCGGTGTTTTGATTAACATTGGGTGTTGTGAGGATGGTGCAATAAGACCGTCTTCACTAAAGTTATAACCCTGTTCTTCTACGTTAACTGAACCTACACCACCAATAGTACTTGACCATGCAAATAGTTTTGCACCTGTACCACTAGAAACATTGACCTGTTCCATAGTTTGTGTAGTTTCAGATGTTCCACCAACAATTTGTTTACCAGCAAGGAATGTACCTGTATCAGTTGACCTTCTTGCAATAACTAAACGACCTTCTTTCTTTTCTATTCTAATAAGAAGACCTGTTGCAGTAGTTACACCTGATTCTGATTGATTTACCTGTTCACCGATTTGATACCCTGTAGCATTTTCTACATAAACGTATCCGCCTGGATACACTTTTGGTATCTTTCTATAACCGACACCTTCATCGATTATATTGATTGTTCTGATTGCAGAGTTTGTTGTTTCTAAGTTTGCACGTGTACCATCTTCGTATACTAGATTGTTAAACTCTTGATAGATGTCTACTTGTTGTCCTACACTCAACCCACTGTTGAATGTAATTCTATCGTTTTTCTTTGCATATCCATAAGTGACATCTGCTTCTTGGTATTCGATACCATCAACAAATACTCTAACTTTTTGGTCATTAAAGATTAGTCTGTTACCGTAATTGTCTCTACCATTGAATAGTGTTTGTCCTGCAGTTGCAGTGAATTCAAATTGTCCATACACATCTTTGTTCTCTAAGATGATTTCATCACCAACTGAACCGATAACAGCATGTGCATTACTACCGCCAGTTTCCCTGTTGTCAAATACAACTAACTGTGGTAAACCAATTTGAAGAATAGAGTTATCAGTAAGTGCAAGTGGTTTACTTACAATCATCGATAGTCTATCTTCTGCGATAGACACTACCCTCACTCTTTGAATGTTTGTACCAAATACTTCTTGTCCAACTCTGATTGAACTGTCCAGTTCAGTAGAGAACATTAAGTGTGTTGATGATTCTGAGTATTCTGTTACACAATATGAATTGTCTTCGTATTGTATTTCAAAACCATCTTCAGTTATCATTTGGTCTACTGTACCTTCTGTTACAGCAGAATATGTGTTATAATAACCATTACCACCATCTTCGATATAGATTTTTTCTACACCGCCAGAATTTACTGCATCAACAATTGTTCTTGCTGTTACAGCATCTTTATCTCTATTACCACCAACGAAATCTAATCTGTTATTAATTTCATACAGAGAACCTCTATCGCTGTTCTCTGAAATTAAACCTTCACTCGCCTTTCTTATTATTGTACCATCAGGCACATCTGTTTCTAATCCAGTTCCATGTGGTGAACTAAGTCTTTCTAATACAAGTGTTGCAGATTCTATAATCTCAATAATACGATATTGTGTACTGTGATTATCGAACTCAACAATGTCACCTCTATCAAAAGTTCCAATGTAATTTGCTGATAGAGTGTTGATTCCTACTTTTTGTTTGTCTGCAATTACAGCACCTGCAGTCACTGATTGTACTACTGTCTCTATTACAATGTTATCACCTTCATCTGTAACGAAGTATATTGATGACTTATCAAAGTTCACATCATTGATAACACCTAAGACACGTGCAGTAACATTGGTAACACCATCTCTATCTACTAGGTTTACAATTGAACCTTCAGTGAATGTGCCAATATGATTGTCTGTGATTTCTATTGAGTAGATACCCTTGTCTGTTTCTAAGTTGTAGACGTTTTCTACAATCGACTCTGCTTCAATAAAATCAGAACCTTGTGTGTATTGTACAATTTTATCTGTTGCAGAAGGGATAAGATTTTCATTATCCATTCTAACAACCATACGTCTTTTCTGACTATGGTTTGATTCTGATATTTGAATAGTTTGGTCAAAGGGGTATCTAATTTCTGCATCTTCTCCGTAGAGAATACGCATAAGGAACTTTAATGATTCCTCTGTACCCTTCTTCTTGTATAGGGTACTAATGTTCTTAATTGCAAGTCTTTTATTCTGAACATTGTTAATGTTCAAAGACGGCACAAAATCTTTTTGGAAGTACTCTAAGAAAGATTCTGTAGTATGGTCAATATCTGAATAATCTAAGAGACGATTGTTTGCAAGGATAGTATTTTCTTTAAATGATTTAACCTTTGCAGTAAAGTTACCATCTCTACCAGTAACCGTTTCTCCTTTTGAGAAACCATTACCTGAAATTGTTTTTAGGTATAGTGTCTGACCATTTACAACTCTAATTTCTGCAACGGAACCACTAACGGAACCATAAACATACTCTCCGATTTGGAAAGGAGTTACTTGAACACTATCGCCATTAAATTGTTTGGTTTTCTCCTGTACAATCTTAGAAGTGTAAGCATCAGGAGATGGTGCAACGGTATAGGGTTCCAAAAGAATGGAACCCTGCCCGTCTTCTAAGACAATATCCCCAATCTCCTCAGGAGATTCGAGGACTAGTATTTCTGCTTCTAGAAACTCAAAGTATGCCTTCAGAAACTGTTCAAGTGCAGGTGACTCCTCCCTTACAAATTCAGGTAAGAGAGAGGGTAATCTGTGTGACAGTTTGTCGACAATTAACTTTTCGTGAGACATCTAGAAACTATACCTTATTATTAAGAATTGTTGATTGTAGCACCTGAGTTTGCAACTGGTAACCATACGGAACCATTCCAAACTAAGATACAACCTTCACCCTGTGCATTCAACACTATTTGTGGTGCAGAAACACTTGAATCATGCCATGATGAAACAGTGATGTTAGCTGCAAATGATGATGCCATTCCTGAACAAGATAAGAACTTAATCTGACCTGTATCTGTACCGTCATCTAATGTGAAAGCAACGTCTGCAGTGAATGATGAACCATCTACAATAGTTGTTGATGATGCAGCCAAGTCTGTCGCAGCTGATGATTCAGTTACGATGTCATTGATTGCAAGGTGAGTTGGTACGTTTTCAAAAAGTTGACCAATAGTCATCTTCTTGTTTACTGGTGTACCGCCAGGGTTATCTACGATATGCAACAAATCATCTGATCCAATATCTGAATCTGCGACTGATGATAACGCACTAATTTTTTTATCTGCCATTCTATTTTCCTCCTAAAATCCAATTGAATGGGAAACTACTCAGGGGACTCCTGACCACGTGTTTCATAAGTTAATAATTTGTACTAGATGTTGAACGATATCCAACACCAGCACTACTTTCACCACTTGCGATGGTGTCTACTTCACCTTTGACTTTCACATCATCAACTGATATGTCAATCAAACTACCCCTTGTTGCAACGACATCGTTACCGTCAGGAATAATAGTGAAGTCAATCGTACTATCAACATTAACCGTTGAGGTGAATGTGATGGCATTGATTGTAATTTTTCCACTGGAATACTCAATAGTACCAGCAGCACTGTCTTGATAAATTCTTGTTGAACCTGATAGGTAGTATCTTCTTAGATTACCAGCACCATCTTCGTCAAAGTATTGTGTATTTACAGAATCACCTTGTATCTTAAAACCTGTGGATGATACAACACCACCACCTGCTTTATTGTGATTGTCATGAGGGTTATACAATGCATTACCAAAGTTTACAGTGTATCCCTTTTCTGCGTTAATACTTGCAGTCAAATTCTTTTTCAATCTAACATTAGTTGTGTTAGAAAGGATTGCAGTATTTGATGCATCGATTGATTGTAATAGTTTTGAATGTCTAAACACTGAATCAAAATTGTTTAGATTAGTTGCATCAAATTCATTGATTGCATTGGTCACTATGTTTTCCAATTCACCTACCGATAGGTCAGTATTCTTTGCATTATATTTGAAAGTAGTTGATAAAAGAATCTTAGTGATTTCAGGTTCGACAATAATAGGTCTTACTGTTAAAATGTTTAGTGCCTTTAATTTGTCTACTACTGTTTTCTTTTCTGTGTCTGATAGATAGTCTGCATTGTTTGGTTTGATTGCAAGGAACACTTTACCATACTCAGGTGGGTCATTGTCTTCACCACCCCACACTGCAACTGCATCTGCATTCGGATAATACTCACTGACCTTTGCTTTGTAGTCATTCAATGTTACCAGTCTGTTTTGTGAAGTGTAGAATTTGTTTGCTTTAAACTTGATAGACTCAATTGATTCTTTCTCTGCACCACCTGTTGAACTCTGTTTAGTTGTAATAACTGCATCAAAGAAACCGTTGATACCACTCTGCATGTTGAAGATGTTTGCACCATCAGCATGTTCTTCATCTACCACAATATAAGTTACAGTGATGAGGTCACCGTCTTTTAATCTCTTACCTAATACACCGTCACCAAAATAAATCTCTGTAAACTGTTCATCATTCTCTTGAGCGTAATACACTCTTGATTCAGTGTTGATGTTTGAGATATCTGTAGACAAAGTGTAGGTTTCTATATCACCATTTGAATCTACAGTAACTGTGATGTGTGACTTGTCAACTCTACTATTTGATAACACATACTTTGGATTTTGTATTTGATTATCATGTATGTACTTGTCGGTTACATACTGACCTTGTACTAAGTTTACATCAGAATAAAAATAATTTGTTTTGTTTTGTTGAGGTCTTACTGAACTAGGTACAACAAACTCATAAGTTGTACCGTCATATGAAGTACTAAAGATAGCACCCCTTTGAAGAATCATATTTGTAGTTGATGGTAATGACCCATCAGGATTTCTTACATTTCTTAGATTAATATCTACAATTGCAGAAGAACATTTTTCTGATGCAGGTGTAAACCCTAAGTCCTTTGCACGTGACACTACATTCTTTCTAATTTGTGCAGAGTCTAAGAATAACTCTGAAGCTGCAATGTTTGTGTTTACTGCACTGATATGTGATGAGTATGCAAGTAAGTCAATAAGCATAGACATTGTTGACCCTTCGAAGTCATAGTCTTTGAATTTCTCTTGACCTTTTAGATAAGACTTGAGATTAAGTGCAATCTCATCGAAGTCTAAATCGGATACATTAATTTTTGAACTGTCTATTGCCATTATCGAACCCTAGTAATTGTGAAGTTTATCTGTTGACCCCTTAGTCCATTAACTATACTGTAGAAAACTGTTACGTCTAATTTATTATTATCACCCAATGTATTAAAAGAAACATCTACGTCTCTTGCACGAGGTTCAAATCTTTCGATTTGTTCTTTGATTTTATTCTTAAGTCTTTTAACCTTACTAGTGGTGTCTAGTTCAAATAGATTATCTCTTACTGATGCACCGAAGTTAGGTTTAAAGGGTCTTTCATATTTATTCGTTTGTATAATGTTCCTAACAGCACGTCTAACTGCATCCGTGTCTTTACGAAGTGTAATATCACCTGTAATCGGATGAGGTTTAAAGGATAAATCCAAGTCTGCATATGCAGCTTTGGTGGCAATTGTCTTGCCTTCTGACTTTACGTAATCTACCATGTAACTATTTATAACACAGGTAATGATTTGTTAGAGAGGAATACAGAAACAATTCCATTTATGGGTGCAGAATTGAATGTTATAGTCCCATCTTCATTATCAGTGTATGTATTAGGTTTCTGACGTACCCCATCTATGAAGACATATGTATTACTACCTGAACCATCTGTTGGGAAATCAACACGAGAACCGTCTGCTTCGAAAGACGTTTCGTCTAGTGATTCATCAATACTTGTACCCCTTACAGTTACTTTTGGTTTTGTACTAACAACATCTGCAATCGGATTACCATCAATCTCACCAAAATCAGGAAGATTTAAACTAATACCGAGAGGTAGTCCAACCATTTTTAGGAAATCACAGAATGTTAAATTAAGGAACTCGAATATTATACCTAATCCTATTTTATCTAAGAACTTTTTAATAAGTTTGACCCATGCCCAAAACAGTTTAGATGCCCAATTAACTTTAAAGTCTTGCAATGCAAGTTTAAACTCTGCAATTTCTTGTTCAATTGACTTCACTGTTGTCTCAATTTCATCACCAATAATATCTCTTACTGACATTCCAAAAATTGAAAGTTCTAGTATTGCATCCCTAATCCTTTGTCTAAATTCATTCATCTCTTTGAAGAGTTCATCTTCAAGTTTTTTTCTCTCCAACAATAACTCTTCTTTTGCAGCGATATCCATATCAGGATTATCTTCAATTAGTTTATCGATTTCATTTATTTTTTTCTGAATACCTAGTTTTGTTTTATCAAATTCATCTTTGATATACTGTACTGCTTTATCAATGAGTTCATTTATATCTAAGTTTAATACATCCATAATTTCACTGAATGGTAAGTCAGGTAAACCCAATAAGTCCCATATCTCGTCAAACAAATCTATAAGTGCTTTAAATGCTTTTATATGCCAATTCAACATCCAGTCTTTTATTTCTAATTCGATACATTGAAATGCTTGTTCAACTTTTGCATCAACGTCTTCTAATCCTAACTCACCATCAAATGCTTTACAGTGGTCAGGTAATAACTGATAAATTTTATCAACAAACTCTAGTCTTGAAAGTGTGAGCTCACCAAGTGTCTTTTCTAAATTCTCCTTTTCTTCTAAGAGTTTTGCTTCTGCTTCAGCACTTAGTGATTGTGGGTCTTCTTTTAGTTTGTTGAGTTCTTCATCTAACTTTTCAATATCTTCTTTAACACTTATAATCTGTTTTACTATCTCTGAACCTGCAATTTGGTCTTTGAGATATTTCTTATAATCAGGTGATGTAACAAGTTCAAGCATATCAATGGAGATGGTAAAAACTGTAATTGTGAAGTTTATACTAAAAAACTTCTTAACAAATTCTGCAATTTTAATAGGGATATACAAATGAAACTCTGCCATCATTTTAGTGATTGCATCGTTACATTCTTTTTGCCAGTTACGATTTTGGTCTTTATTCCACCAAGGTTCTAATGCATCTTCGATAGTTTCCATTAACTCCCTGATAGTCTTAATAGTTTCATCTATTAATAAAATAGTAGTTAAGATGGATGCAACTTTATCTGCAGTTTCATTTTTTATTGCTTCTTCGCCTGGATCAGGGGGTGTTTGATTTGCAGCAGTAATGACACCTCCACCTGCCTCTCTTCTCTCTGCACCTTCTTCTATCACTTTCATCCATTCATCAGGTAATGTTGGAACATTGGGTGCAACCCTGTATCCAACACCGTTCTCATCATATTCTATATTATCGACCCAATATGACCTAAACCAAAATACATAGTAATCATACGGAATACCATCTTGACCTTCAGGTATTTCTCTACCTCCAGCATATGCATCAGGAAGTCTATAGAAGTTAGTGTCCCACCAACCACCAAATATTTCAAAGTTTACATACACGATTCTTTCAAAGAAACCTAAATGCCATACACCAGCTCTTCCTAAGTTATTTCTACTTTGTGACCACGTCCAAGTTGCAGGGTTGGGTTGTTTTGAAAACCCCTCATATTTGTATCCTGCACGTTCAATAGGTGGGCCACCTGGCTCTACCGAAACCCAAATTCTAAAAGATTGTGGGCCCTGTGGAATGCCTGGCATGTTATTCCAAATATCATATCGTCCTGTTAATCCCACATCATCTTCAGGAACATTTCCCAAATAATGTGCAAAAGATATAACATCACCATTACGAAGTGACGATGTTATTCTACCTCTACTTCTATAAAGAAGTTCATCCATAACTACTGTAGCCCCTGCATACACATGAGGATTCCATCCACCGACAGTTTTAGGTTGTCCACCAGTTCTTACAGTATTATAACCTTCAGTAAGTGATTCTAGAGTTGCAATGGTGCTTAAGATACCTTGACGTTGTTCATCGGTTAATCCTTCACCAGTTTTGAGTTGTTGATAAAGTTCACCAATCTCTCTTTCACTGGTTGTTCTAAACTCTAAAAGTTTTGCTTCAAGTTTACTTGGGATTTGACCTATCTGATTGAATGCATTGATAAGGTCTGCCTTTGTGGGTAGATTGAAGAGATCCCCTTCAGGACAAGGAATTATTGTAGGGATTTCTATTTTTGCAGGTTCTACTGTCATGAATTCATCTTCACTTCCACTGCACTCAATACGATATTACGAGCAGAAGTGAGATTCATGTCTTTACCTGACCTGATATCCATTTTTCCTGATACGTCAAACTTACCGTCTCCGTATGCTGTCACATCTGCATTACCATTTGCGTGGATTTTGGCATTTCCTAAAATACGTACATTAACATTACCACCAACATAGACTTCTTGGTTTTTACATGTAACATGGTAGTGGTCATTCACTACATGGTGGACTTCAGAACCATCAGGGTGTATCTCTGTAAAGGTTCCTGACCTATGTTCGATTGCAAGTCTTTCTGCTTCGAATGTGTCATCTATTTCTATTAAGTGTCCTGACTCTGTATGTAAAACTTTGTTGTATGGATACACTGGATTTGCAGGTGAGTTTGGATAGTGTTCCATACCTTTTATGGAGTTAATCTTTCTGACACTATAGTCACCTTCACCACGGGCAAACTTTGATATGTCTGATTCTTCAAAGTTCAGTGGGTAGTATGGAAGTTCATCCTCTTTAATTTCTGCATGGTCAACTGACGAACCACTTCCATCGTACTTGATATCTCTTCCTTCAATTGATGGTTGTTTGGGTGCAGTGTCCAATGCATATGTCAAACCCCATGACCTGTTTGGTGCAGAGGTTGGTGATACACCATCTTCTGTGTCCTTATAATCTTCTTCTTTTAATCTACGTGGGTCATTGAATCCTTTGTCTACTTTACGAGATAGGATAGTACCATCAACTGTTTGTTTGTATCCATCTGTAGTGATACCTGTTGACACTCCTAACACTACAGGGTCTTGTTTGGTCGCATCTCTAAAGAAACCGAATACGGTTGCACCTTCTACGAGACCGTGTGAGTTAAATCCGATACCTGATAAACCACCTGCAGTAGTTGGAAGAATTACATGAGCCCATGGAAGGTCAGGTGTTGCAATCTCTGATTTGTTGTCTGTATGAATACCGTGAATACGTACACGAACCCTACCTACTTTGAGAGGGTCATGTCTGTCTTCTACTACTCCAAAAAAAGTTTCCATTATATAACTTCTCCACCAGCAACATTCTCAAGTGGTTTATAAGATGCAATATCTTTTGCAAAACTTTCTTTAACACATTCTACATGTATTACACCACTCTTCTTAAACGGATAACCCTCAAAACATAAATCTGTTATAAGATATCTATTGTCATTTAATTCGTTTTTAATTTTATTATCAGGTTTTTTAACTTCAGGTTCAGGTATATCTAGTGTAATAATTGAACCACAACTGATATCTGTTCTAAAAGGAATGTCAAGTTTCATAACATGTTGTTGAAGTATCTCTAACAATGCACGTCTCTCTAGTCTTGCAGAATCTACAACTTTATTACCTTCAAAAATTTCAGGTAAGGTAATATCATCTGCTTCACCATAGTTATGCATCATGTTAAAGTCTTCAATAACTACACTATTGAATGCCTTATTAGGTGCAAAATCAGCATCTTTAGGAACTGAGGGTGGACTTACAAATGGGTCTATTTGGTTTTCAGGTTCTAGTATCACCTCTTCATCATCTAATCTAATTATTGGAAATCCTGAAAGGTGTGTACCTCGTTTCATAGTTTTTGCAAGGTCATAATGATGTTCTTCTTCAATTTTTTTCAGAGGATTGTACACTCTAGTTGAAGATGCATAAGCACCTGCAATTTGACCACGTAGTGTATCAAACAATTGTGGTTTCTCGTATCTTAGGACAGTAGAGTTTAAACCGCCTGGTGCATTGATAGGTATATCAAGTGAATCGACACTTGCAGATTTAGGGTAGTAATTAAATGCAACTGGAAATTCTCTTTCAAACATCTCATCAACTGACATGAATCTAAATCCACCATTTAATGTCTGAAATAAAAAGTATCCGTTTCTCCAAGCTGCATTGACTGACCTATCTGCATTGTTTACACAGTAATCTAAAAATTTATTGATTGTCCAATTGGGACATATGAACTGTACATTTTGTGGAAGTGTTGATTCCCAAAAGTCTACTTCTGCATCCTTCATGCTTCCGAATTCTTTCATCGTTTTCAAAATCATTGATGAGTATGAACCTCTAAATGTTCTGCTCATTCTTTGTTTTTGGATGTAAAACAATCTCGGTTCACATAATTTAAGTTGATAAGTTTGTGACTTATCATCAACTCTTATATTGTTAAGGACTTTATAGACTCTTAGAGTTTTATCTATTGAGAATTTCTTTTCAGATGTATCCCCAACTCCCTCTTTCCCACGCAGTGATAATCTAACATGTTCTTGTCCAGTGATTTTATAATTCTTTAAAAGGTTGACACCATCGATAATAGAAATGTCTGCTGATACAAACTTATTGTAGATACTTTCAAACAGACGAAAGTTTGCAACAATACCTTCGATTGCAATTGAATCACCCTCAGGTGTAACTAGTGTCATTGCTTCAATGACAAACTCGCCAGGATTGAAGTTTCTCTTTTCCATTAATTAGACATTAAACGTTCAAACTCATTTACCACTCTATTGATTAGTTCAGGTCTAATGATTTTGATTTTACGTTTTTCCTCATTGTGTTCCATTTCATGTTCTATCAATGAAACGGAGGTATAACCATTTTCAAAATAGTTTTTCTTTAAACCATCTGAATTAACATAATGAGACACGCCATCTTTCATCTCAATGACATTTTCTATTTCAAATGATTTACCACTAACTTCACCAGTGATTACATCACCAGTTCTCCATTTAGTGCTATTAGTTACACCTAGTCTTTTATATGTAGGTTGTAATTGTAACACTCTTCCGTGTCCAACAGGGGTTGATATTTTTTCCCCCAAGAGGAATTTTTTGTCTTGGTCTATTAAATCAGATACATTTGTTACAGTAAGATAATGGCCTGGATATTTTTCTTTCATGTATATATCAAAAGTTTCAGTGTCTTTATGCCAGTCGTTATAGTTTAAGAATTCGTTAACTAGAAATAATGTCCAGTGTAAGTCACCGTTACCATAGATTTTAGTTGCAACGATATCAGGTCTTTCACCATCTTGCAATTCATAATACTCATAATCTATGATATCATTTATAAAACTTTGTTCAACAGTAGATTTTCTAAAGAAGTCTCTGATGGTGACATACTTACCACTCTCTAATCGATATCCTATCTTAGGAAAATTTTTAAATAGTTCGTTTGCCATTATCCGCCTCCACCAGTTGACTCTTCAAGAACACTTGTACCACCTGAAATTTCACCTCTAAATTGTTCTGCAAACGGACTGATTTGTACATAGTTCTCTTGAGATAGAATCTTAATCTCTAAGAATTCCATTGTTAATGTTGTTTTAATAGGTTGACCATCTACGAATGTTGAGAACTTTTGTCCACCAGTATGGTCAACATCACATTTTGAACATACCATAGGTAAGAAACCATCAACCTTTTCTGAAATTGGGCCTTCAAATTCTACATCAAATATGTTTGGATAGTTGAAAAAGTTTTCTATGTCTCCACCGTCTTGGGGTGCAAATGTATCAGGCAACATAGCAGTTCTAAATGAGAAAATGATATTATTCATCATCTCTGCTTCTTTTTGTGATTTAGGATAGAATTCATATGTAAAGTTAAATGACCTAAATCCAATACCATCTAACATTTGTTCTTGCATAGGATTAACTGCACGACCTTGTGTAAGATTAGTCAATCCTCCTGTTATAGAATCTGCCATTTTATTACCTACAGATTTAATTGCACTCATTGCTTCTGTACCCATATTCTCAAATGATTCTGCACTCAGACCATTCTCACCAAATCCTTCAATAACATCTGCAATTGCTTGGATGGCAGCACTCTGTCCTTTTGCATTGTAGGTGACGTTTGCTTGTGATAATAGACCATCAGGTACATACAATTTTATTTCAACTTGATTATTATCTGAAAGTAAGTTTGCATTTCTACCACCACCTCGTTTCTTTCTTGGACGAGTGGTGAAAACAATCCAATTATCTAAATCCTCTAAAGGATATTGTAAATCTGTAAATGATGTTGCAGGATTTGCTTTTGCAAATCCTTTATTTTGAGTAGATGAACTAATTTGAGACTCAAGACTTGAACGTCTCTCTTCTAAACTTTCTCTTGCCTCACGTGCTTGTTCTCCCAGTTGGTCAATAACTGAGTTGAAGTTGAGACTTTTGATTTTACTCTCAATACCTTTGACTGAATTGAGTGCAGACTTTGCCTTGTTTACTTTACTTAAAAGTTTATCAATGAATGACATATAAATAATCCTAAAGAGTTTACAGTTATTTATGTCATACAGTGGTAAGTTCAAACCGAAGAACTATAAAAAATACAAAGGAGACCCTACTAAAATCTTTTATCGTTCTCTATGGGAACGTAAGTTTATGGTCTATTGTGATAACAATCCTGCTATTATAGAGTGGGGAAGTGAAGAAATCATCATACCGTATCGTTCACCTATCGATAAAAGGGTGCATCGATACTTTCCTGACTTCTATATAAAGTATGTGAACACTAGGGGACAATCGTTACGTGAGATTATCGAAGTTAAACCTAAGAGACAGACACTACCACCCAAAGAACAGAAACGTAAAACCAAAAAATTTCTCAACGAGATTGCCACCTATGCAGTGAATCAAGCAAAATGGAAAGCTGCAGAAGAGTTTTGTGCAGACAGACGAATGAGTTTTAGAATATTAACGGAAGACCACTTATTACCAAACAAGAAAAAATGAAAGCAGTAATCTTTGACTTAGATGGAGTCCTCATAGATTCCAAAGAAAACATGCGAACTGCATGGGGTATGGTAATGTTGCAGTGTAACATCAAAGTTCCCTTTGAGAAATACTTTGCAGAGATTGGTAAACCCTTTGAGGATATACTAGACACCATAGGTATCAATCATTCGCACACTCTCATCAAAAGCATCTACGACCATTACTCTAAAGACACACTAAACAAAGTTGAGTTTTATGATGGTGCATTTGATACACTAGTGAAGTTAAAAAAGACATACAAGACAGCTATAGTTACATCGAAGTCTGAAGATAGGACTCATCAAATACTATTGAAACTTCCACGTTTTGATTGGGTCAGTTGTCCTCGTAAATTCAGTAGAGGTAAACCAGCACCTGACCAACTACTATATACACTTGCACACTTAAAGGTAGACCCTGCAGATGCAGTCTATGTCGGTGATATGCAATCTGATAAA